CGGCGTCTACTCTGCTCCGCAATAGACGAGAGCCGCGCGCGCCAGGTCGATTCCGAAAGTATCCTCCAAAAAGCCGTTTTGGGGAGAATCCTTTTCTGCCCGCTCCGCATCCCATTCCGCGATAATTTCCGAAAGTGCTTCGAACAAGCGCCGCCTTTCTTCAGTGGCCTTGCGCGCGAGTTCGGCAATAAACGGCATCCGATTTGCCGCTACCGCCTCCCATCCGCATAATCCGGAATCTTCCGCCTGTCGCGTCCGCGCCGTCAGCCGTTCCACTTCAAGTAAGGGATTTGTTTTCATCAGTCTAGGGTTTAGGGTTTACGGGGCGGAAATGGCCCCCTTTCACTACCCTAGCCCCGCGCCGGACTGGCCGGAACGGGGCAAGGGGCGGGGCGGGGCGAGTCTAGCCCAGGAACTCGTCCAAGTTTTCGGGGTCGATTGACTCGTGGACGAGGAAAAGTCCCTCGGATTCTAGGAGGGTATAGCCGTCGAGATTCCAGCTAAGGATTACCCCTTCCCAGGCTTCCCAGTATGCGGCGTGTTCGGGGCCAGCCAAAACGGTATCCCAATCTTCGGGGTTAGCCGTTGCGCGCGGCATTGTTTCCGCGAAAATCTGGGGCGAGTAGATCCCGTGATGGGAGTCTACTAGGTGGATTAACTTTTCTTGCGTGCTCATGGTTCTAGTTTCCAGTATCCCGGCCAAAGGTTTATCGGCCTTCACCTAGTATATCGGCAGTTCGCCGCCGTGGTAGCGGAAAATCCGCCGAGTATTCGAGCCGGGGGCGGGGAGTGCCCAGCTACGGCCGGCGGCCGGCGAACTATCCCGTAGTTTCGAAACTCGGCAACCGTAGCATAGTTTCGCAACTCGGCAACTGTCGCATAGTTTCGCAACTCGGCAACCCCCCGGGGGCTACCCCCCAGCGGCGCTCCCCCCCACCCAAGGGCCGCAGACCGGGGGCCGCAGACCGGGGGCCGCAGACCGGGGGCCGCAGGCTTGACAGACCCCCTAGTCCCTTGGTACAATGGGGGGCGTGGGCCTAGCACCGCGTGATTTCATGGTAAACCGGAGAACCTGGGTCGTCACCCCTGGGCGCTGTGGCTCGACGTCCTTCATGCGGGGGTTGCGCGAGCTGGGCCTGTGGGAGTCGCCGGACGTTCATCGGGACAACTCGACGGAACACCGCTCGTTCGTGCGGGTAAACACGGCGATCCTCGGGGAGGTGTACTCGCCGGAGGAGAACGCGGATGGGCGGGGGTGGATCCACTCGATTCCTGGGGAGCCGCCGGCCCAGCTATCAATGGGGATCCGACAAGCGATGTGGGAGGTGTTCCATCACGCGCCCTCGTCGGAAATCGTCAAGGATCCGCGCTTTTCGGTCACGCTGCCTTACTGGTTCGCGGAGGGGCTCGTCCCGGACACGATCCTGCGGCTCACGCGGGACGCGCGGCGAGTGGCCCGATCCTGGGGTTCGATGTTTGCCCTGAGTCGCACGGTCGAGGAGATGCTGCCGGTCATCAAGTGGCGCGAGCGCACTCTCGACACCGCTCTTTCCTCCTTCGGGGGGGAGAAGCACCTTTTCATCCTGAACGACGAGGGGCACGACCCTGCGCTGGCCGAGTACATCTCGGAGCGTTGGGGGGTGTCCCCTGATGCCGCCCTGGAGGCGCTGAACTCAGCCGCCCGGGGCTCAACCTTCGACAAAGACCATGCCCGTTTCAACAGCTAACCCGCAGCCTGATCTCACCATCACCAACGAGACGTCGGCTCTCCCCACGGGGAAGGACGGTGTTCCTGCGATCATCCAGCTTATCGGCGGCGGCAAGCGGCAGGGGCCGGCGCTGGAGGGCGCGAAGATCGGGCAGATTCAGGGCTCGATCGCCGGCGTCGTCTGGCACACGGTCGCTCTCATCAGCGACCAGGGAATCGAGCGAGTGCCCTTCCTGCCGCCGCTCATGCGGGCGGACGGCGATTCTGTGATCCACGTCAAGTTCCTGGGGTAGTATGAACCGTTACGGCAACATCATCATCCATGACGACGGGACGGTGACCATTCGCTGGCCGCAGTTCGATCTGGAGGATCGTTACGCCTCGATCGAGGAGATGCGCCAGCACTTCAAGTATCCGCCCGAGCTGTCCGAGTGGGAGGAGTAACCAGCCCGCTCCAGCTTGCGGAGAATCTGCTCCGCATTTACCGCAGCCCGCTCGCTTTTGCTGAGGCGGTCGGGCGCAAGGGGATCGTCATGCCGGACGGGACGATCCGCAAGCGTTTCGGCCCGATCCACCAGGCGATCATCGACCAGGGCCACGCTTCTCCGCGCTCGTCCACGATCATCTCGCGGGGCCACGGCAAGACCACGCTCGCGGAGTGTGAGATTGGTTGGGAACTCTGTCTCGACCCTTCTGACCGGCAGATGATTGGCTCGGCGGCGCTCGGGCTTGCTAAGATGATGGTCGGTAACGTCCGCACGATGCTCCACGGCGACTTGGAGATTGCGCCGGGGTGGTCTGTGCCCCTCGGGGAGATATTTCCCCATGCCGTGCCGGACAGCGACCCTCGGCGGAACGGCCCGTGTGAGGAGTTCAATGTGCGGGGACGGGTGGGCATGGAGCGCGAGCCTACGCTGTTCGCCATGTCGGTCGGTCGTTCGATGGCCGGCCGCCACCCGAAGAAGGCGACGATCGACGACCCGGTGGACGAGCAGAACAGCCACACCGCCGAGCGACGTGCCGGCGTAATCGAGTTCATCGAGCAACTCGAACCCGTGATGTACACCCCCGACTCCCCTATCCGCCATCGGGGAACCCCCTGGGCCTTCGGGGATGTCTCGGACTACATGAGGGACTCGGGGAAGTGGGCGCAGATCCGGCTGGGATGCTGGGACGGGGTGAACCCCCTGACGGGGGAGAAGGACGGCGCGGGGCCGGGGCCGGACGGTGCTTGGCCGCTGGATGCCGGATATCTCAATGCGGAGGAGATTTTCGAGCTACAGTCGAACCTCGATCCGGTGTTCTTCGCCTCTCAATACCTCTGTGATCCCATCCCGGCTAGGAATGCGCTTTTCCCGCCCGAGGTCACCCGCGCGGCCGGCGACAAAGAACTCACCAGGCAGGTACTTTTCGGTCGTGGGTCGAAGGTTTCGGGCTGCCCCGACATCATCCTCTGGGATCCGGTGGGCCGGACGGAGGGCAAGCTGGGCGACACAAATGGGATCGTGGTCGTTCGAGCGATCCCGGCGGCCTACATCGACCCCCGGCCGCCCGACCCGAACCGCAACATCTTCGTCCCGCTGTTCGCCATGAAACTTCAAGGCACGGTGGACGACGCGGCCCGCTTCATCGAGGAGGATCTTGTAAAGCGTAAAGGCTTCAACTTCAAGGAGTTGTGGATCGAAACCGTCGCCGCCCAGGGAGTGATCGCGTCCTGGATGGAGGAACGGAACCGGTTGGGAGGCATCCGGGTCAAGAAGCAGAAGATCCCGACCAAGGCGCTGCCCTACCGCGTGAGCGGCCTGGTGACCGCCATGCGAAAGGGACACTTCCGCATCCCGCCGGAGTTCGATGGGCGCGACGAGATGCTGCGCGACCTGAACGACTACCCGATGGTGAAGTACGACGACATGATCGCGGCCCTGGCCCTCCTGAGCCAGCCACTCGAACGCAAGGGAGTGGCCCTCACCGACACAAGCCAGAGAGCAGCGGTGGACAAGGCGGTCGAAATCTGGAATCGTACGCCTCCAGGTCAAGGCCCGTGGCCGGGTTGACATAGGGGCCGTCACATGTTACAATGGGCCAAGCCCCAGATAGGAGGAAGGAGAAATGGCTGAGAGAACCCTTACCGTATTGAGCGGCAAGCCCGGGATCACGGATCGCGTCGTCGTTCGGACTAGCGCCGCGCTGGCGGCGGACACCTCGGACACGATGGAGCACCTCGAATGGGGCCACTATGACGAGGTGATCGTTTCCCTCCAGTCTGTCGTAGGTAGTCCTACGATTGCCTTTGTGGGCGATAGCGTGTCTGCTTCTGGTGGCGAGACGGTTCTGGGTTCTGATACGGCGGTGACCAAGCTGCCTACGGGAACTACTTTCGGGTATAGCCGTGTCGTGCCGCGCTTCTTCTGGGTCACCTTGGCCGGCGGCGCGGGCGTTCAGGCAGTAATCACGATGGAGTTCATCCGTAAGCGCCCCTGATCCATGACTAAACTCTCCCCCAACGCCGCACAGGCGCTCCAGGAAAGCATGGAGCAGGCCAAGGGTCTGTTCGACCCGGTGTTCGGGGAGACGGCCGACCTGATCGCGGACATCTACACGGGCCGTGACCCCAACTCCGGCTCTATCGTCACCTATCTCAACCAGACGGGCGACATCCCGATCAACCAGATCGAGGCTACGAAAACGGTGGGCCAGCGATGGTCACCTCCTGAGACGACCGCCAACCTTTTCCTCTCTAGGGTCAGAACTCTGGTGTCGTCGCTGGTCGCCGCCAAGCCTACCTTCATGGTCAAGGCGAGGAACCACGGGGCCGTCCGCATGGCCGAGCATCAGAACGCCATCACGGAATGGCAGACGGATCACGGCGGACTGGTCGAAGCGATGGATCGGGCCGCCTTCCTCGGCCTGATCTCGCCCTTCTTCGCTATCAAGATGATTCCTTGTAAGGACGAGAAGGAGGACTACAAGAAGGTCAAGTTCGAGACGCTCAACCCGACCCAATGCGGTTACGAGCCTCATTACCGGCGCTACCTCTGGCACACCTACGATAAGCCGTGGGGTGAACTGCCGAAGTCGTGGCGGCCGAAGGATGTCAAGGACAAACAGGACTGGGACATGGTGCGCGTCACCGAGGTCTACCACCCCGGCGGCTGGGATCCCGAGCGCGGCAAGCCCGGCGTCCCCCTCTCCGTGTGGGTCAACTGTGACGCAAACTCCGCGCCCGAGGAGAGCAAGCGCGACACCGCCGGCTTCGGCAACTACGTCACCACCGAGCGAGCCCGGGAGTGCCCCATCGTCATTGAGGCGTTCCTCGAACCTGCCCTTGGCGAGGACATCCCGCCCCCGGAGGCGCTCTCCTGGCTGCCTGTCCTCCGTATGATCGTCCAACTCCTCGTCCAGATCGACAAGGAGATCAAGACGACCAACAAGATCGTCCTGTTCGACAAGAACAAGATCGCGGGAGAGTCAATCCAGGAGATCATCACAGGCAACCCCGGCGCGACCATCTACATCGGTGTAGACAACGACGACACGGACAATGGCGTCAACGCCACGATGCGCCCTGTCGAGCGCGACGATGTTCTGGGGAACTACCTGGGCACTCTCCAGCAGTACATGGCGCTGCTCGATGACGTGATCGGCATCGGCCCGCAGGAGCGGGGCATCCCGGCGCAGCCGCGCAAGTCCGCGACCGAGGCTCAGGCCATTACGGCGGTGTCCTCGCGCCAGAACCGCCAGCGCCTCAAGATCATCAGCCGAGCCTTCTCGAAGCTGGCCCGCGTGGCCCACGCCTACCAGCGCGAACTCTACGGTAAGACGCTGGAGATCCCGGTCACGGTGGGCCAGCGCCTCCTTACCAAGAAGCTCCCGGTTCCCGATCCGCGCGAGGCGGCCTACACTTTCGACGTTGATCCGATCGAACTGGAAGCCCTGAGCCGGCGCGGTGAGATCGACAGTCTGACGTTCATCACTCAGCTCATCGGGCAGCAGATGGCGAACTTCGGCGGACGTATGCCCGCCCTTGTCCGCGAAATGGTGCGGCGTCTTGCCAAGCTCTCGGGGGTGTCCGATGCCGATGTCCTCCTGAACGTGCCGTCGCTGGACACCTCGCCGGAGGAGCGTCTGATCGAACACGCGATGAGCGGCGATCCGCTGCCCGTCCTTGATAGCGATCAACACGCGATGTTCTTCGCCTACTATGACCAGCTCCTCCAGAAGGTGATGAGCAACCCGGCCCTGGCTCAGGGTGCTATGGACATCGGGGAGATCCAGATCGCCCGCGACAAGCACCAGCTCGCCCTCCAGCGACAAGAGCAGCGCCAACTCGGTATGGCCGCGCAGGGCACGGTAGGGGCGCAGGTGACCGACAACGCCGCCTCGCCTTTCCTCGCCGCCGGCGCTGCCCCCGGCCTGATGCGAAATGCCTAGAGAACGTGGCCCGAGTCCGCTTGAGTTCTATAGTTCGGATGAACTCCTGTCCGAGTTCGTCAAAAGGCATGATGCGTTCGTCCTCATCTACCGTAAGGATGAAGAAATCGGGGCATCTGATGAGCCCCTCGTCACCTATTCCGCATCGGGCGGTGGGATTTACGAGGTGGTCGGAATGCTTAGGTACGCGCTGATGGCGATCGAGAGCAAACACTTCGCAGCCCCCGTCGTGATCCAGATCGAGAACGAGGAAGAATCCGAGGACGATGCCTAACTATACCTACCATTGTCCCTATTGTGGCCCCTTCGAGAAGTGGAGCACGATGGCGGACTATGCGCCGGAGACGGAGTGCCCCCAATGCGCCGAGTCCTCTGGCCGCGAGATCCGAGGCGATATGCTGACGACCCACGGGACGATGGGTTTCGGAAAGACCGCATGGACGGACGGGAAGATGGTCGCCCCCCTGGTGAAGGGCGACCCTGACCGCTTCGTCACCTCGCCCAACCAGCTCACGGAGGTCTGCCGGGACGCGGGCCTCGACCGGGACACCGGCCAGGTGATCGACCAACAGAAATATGACGCCCGGTGCGCCAAGTATCGCGCCAAGGGCCGCCGGGAGGCCAAGAAAACCCTGGAGAAGAAGGGCGGAAACCGCCGAAAAATCCACGGTTAGGCTTGACAGCCCCTCCGTCACATGTTACAATCTGTGGGTCTGAGGGGTAGACCCACCGCTGGAGCCGTTCCCTATTCCGGGGAGGGGTAGCCCAGCCAGAGGAGCCACACATGACTGATAGCAAAGAGGTAGATCCTCACCAGGAGCCGCCCAAGTCGGTAGACCTGGAACAGGAAGCCGCTAACGCTGCTGCTAACCCCGGCAAACCGCCGGTATCGTCCAGTAGCTTCGATCCGAGCAAGCCGTTCGACGAGTGGCCCGAGTCGATCCGTAACGCGGTCGAGTCGCGCACCTCTCAGGCGGTGAACAAGGCCCGGGAGAAGTGGGACGAGAAGTTCCTTCAAAACCGAGCTAACCAAACCCAAGACAAGGAAACTCAGCCGCCGCAGATGTCGGAGGAGCGCATTCTCGAACTGATCGAGAAGCGCGAAACGGCGCGGCGTTCGTTGTCGTCCACGCTGGAACAACAGGGGATCAAGAAGGGCACTCCTGCCTACGACAAGTTTGCCTCCTACTACAAGGAGCAGGTCGAGGCGGGGCGAATCACGCCCGAGGTTCTCCTGAGTCAGGCGGGGGTGAACTCGCTGGTTCTCCTCTCGGGGGCACTTCTGACGGAAGCCGAGGCCGAGGCCGCTGGCCCGCAGCACGGCTATTCGACGAGTGATGGTATCCCTCTCTCCGTAGTGAACGGTGAGGAGCGATCCATCAACGAGCCGGAGGAGATGAAAAGAGCCCGCGAGACGAGCCAGCGGATCCGTGATCGCCTGCGTGGCGGGAAGGATTCCGGCAACATCACCATCAACTGGGGCGAGCTGTAGGATCTGAGTCGGGGGCGGTTGGTTCTCACTTTCCCGAAAGGGAGGAGGAGGAGTCATGGCGCTCCCGACTTACACTCAAACGCTGAACACGACCGTTGCGACGGTCATTGATGAGTACGGCCGCAACCCGGCCAACACCCTCACCGATGGTGGGGAGAAGATCCTCAACAAGCTGAACCGGCGTGGCCGCGTGTTCCTGGTGAAGGACGCGGACAACGTTCGTTACCCGCTGCTCTACGGTCTGACCAAAAAGACCGCGATGTACGAGGCCGATCACCTCTCGGGTTCGACCTTCAACTCTGCGGCCCCGGGTACTGCCCTCAGCACTTCCGCCGAGGACTTCCTGACCCACTCGATCTACCACTACGTTGCGGCTACCGAGAACTTCGTGTTCCCGCAGAGCCAGCCGCAGGGCGATCAGCTCTCCTACATGGAGAACCTGGTCAAGGCCAAGATGATGAACATCTGGAACACCGAGGAGCAGTTGTTCCTGACCGGCGACCCGGATGGCGACGGTAACCCGACCTACGCCCTTCACGCGCCTGCCGAGGCGGACACCGGCTATTCGGCGGGTATGCCCATGAACATCCTGTCGATCCTGAACACTTCGACTGGCTTCGCCGGCAACCTGGCTTCGGCCACCTCGACCACCTTCGCCAACATCAAGACGGCTGACGTTGCCAAGCACACCCCGCAGAACTTCGAGACGGCCAGCCCGGACGGCTCGAACCTGTGGAACGACTTGGACAACGCCATCGCCACCTGCTCCTACTCGGAAGTGGAGCGTCCGACTCACGTGCTGACCACCCTCGTTGGTTACACCAAGCTCAAGGATCTCCTGCGCGACAAGGGCGCGTTCGAGGCTCCGATGGGCGTCCAGGTGACCACCTTCGGTGAGCTGAACTTCGGCGGCGTGATGATCGACTGGACGCGCTACTGGGATCTGGATGCTGACTGGGACTTGAACACCGCGACGGCTACCGCCTGCCTCCCGATGATCGGCATGAACCTGAACAGCCTGCGTCTGAACCTCTGCCACAGCGGCGACGGTTCCTACACCGGCGCTCCGGGTCAGTCGTTCAGCTTCCTGCGTCGGATCGGCGGTGTCCAGGTCGTGGATCTCAAGTCCAACCTGTACCAGCGTGTCGAGTACAAGCGTCAGTTCGCCCTGGATGGCGGCCGCCGCTCGTTCTTCGGCATCTCCGGCTACACCTTCACTTCTGCCTGATAAGGGCTGATGGCTGAAACTCGCTCTGCTCTGCGTAGCCGGTTCTTCACCCGGCTTGGTATCTCGACCGCTTCGACGATTGCCACCAGCAGGGCAGACGAGTGCCTCAATGCTGCGGTCGCCCGTCTCCTCTCTGATGGGGCGGGCGGCCTCGCTTCTCGCGTTATGATCGGCTCGACCTGGGGATCCCTCAGCGCGACCATCACGGCCCACTCGGCCAAGTCCTCCTCGATCACTTGCGGCGCGTCCTCCTTCATCACGGACGGGGTGTTCGAGGGCGACATCGTGACCATCGGCTCGAACAAATACCTCGTCTACGAGGTGACCAGCGAGACGGTGCTTGATGTCGGCGCACCGATTCTCGACGCGCAGACGGGCGACATCACGATCACTCGCCGCGCGGTCAAGCTCCCTTCCGAGGGGCAAGTAGGCAGCGTGGTCAACCTGGCGGGCAGCGACAACGGCCGCCGGCTCCACCCGCTCCCGATGGCGATCGAGGCGGGCGCGACCGATCACGCCGAGCCCAACTACTTCCACCAGGGTTACTCCGACGCGCACGACGCCTCGTTCATCTCGCTGTGGCCCGCGCCCTCGGCGGCCCGTCGCGTGGCGGTCTACCAGTCGAAGTTCAACCCCAAGATCACGGCGGACGGCACAGAGCTGGAGTGGCCCGAGCCTGTCCTCGATGCCGTGCTGGAGAAGATGCGCTCGATCTGGCAAACCTGGGACGAGGTGGCCGATCCGGTCGCCGTGGGCACGACCGCCCGCGCCGTTCAGGACACCTCCGACGAGATGAAGAACACGGCTTCGGCCAAGCAGGTCTACAAGCGTGGCTGAACCCATTACCCCGCCGGGCGGAGGAGGCGGCCCTGAGCCCCCGACCGCGACGACTAGTAATGTCCGTACGCAGGGGCAGACCGTCATTCAGGGGGATTGGCGGGCGTCGAAAGTCCGTACCAATGTCGGCGGCGCGGCTGCGGGTTCTACCGTCCTTATCACGGAGGAGCCCTGTTTCTTCATCAAGGGCGAGGTCGTGAACCAGAATGCTAACCCGACCGAGGTGAAGTGGTCGTCCCCTGCCGATGTATCCACCCCGGCCTCCGGGCAGGATCTCATCTGGGTAATCCGTACTCCTGGCAGCGATTCCCGCTCAACGCCGGACATCATCGCCGGCCGCTACTGCCCGGGTGGGCTCGCCTTCGAGGTGACCTCCGGCCTCGCGGCTGCTGCTGTCAATACCGCCTACGTCCTCCTCCACGAATCGGAAATCTACCGGATCGAGAAGGCGGCGCTGCGCGGACAGAACTCCGAGAACACCGTGGCTTATGGCGCATCAAAGGGTAAGACTCGACCGGCTTCCGCTCAATCGGAACCCGCTCGTCGATACCCCCGCCGCGTTCGATAAGAAGAACACGCGGCCGGGGTCGGCTACGCTGGATACCCGATACGGCTCGGTGCGCTCCGCCACTTCGCGGAGGGCTCCGGGCGGCGGCGTTTCTCGGACTCAGGGTACGAACGGGTATGTCATGTCCCGTGCGCCGCTGTTCGCCTCGGGCGAGACGTTCGCTAACGACTGGACGGTCTGCCTGTCCTTCAAGCCGGGCGCTCTCGCCACGGATACCAACAGCGACCGCGATTTCATCCTGTTCCGCTCCGGCGACATCGACTCGACCAGGGCCGAGATCGCCATCGCCCTGCGAGTGAACGGCGACGGCGGGGCAGGCCTCCCCGTCTACTCCGTGGTCGCATCCTTTACCGACTCCGGCACGGGCACGACCGAACTGGAGTGGGGGCCGTCCACGACGATCCCCAGTCCCGACCAGGCGATCCATGTATTCTTCCAGCGGGACGGCGCTCCGGCTGCCGGCGACCTCTACCTGTTCGGGGTGGTGGGCAAGCACCCCACCTCGCTCAACCAGCAGGATACCGCCGCGCTGACTACCCACGTATTCAGCGGCACGACCCAGATCGAAACGACCCTGCTCGGCAAGTCCTTCCGGGCGGATACCCAGCTCAACGCCGAGCCGGAAGGGGTGTCCCCCGTGGTCGCCAACGTCAAGGTCTACCGCACCGCGCTCTCCAACGCCGCGATGCTCGCCTCCATCGGTGACCGCCCCGCCGACGACGCGGCCAACCTGGACTTCTACTTCAAGGGTAACGAGGGCGGCTCCTTCGCAGAAAGTGGTGCGGACTATACCACCGAGCGTTCCTACCTCGTCCCGAACCGGCCTGTCCTCAACGAGGGCGACAGCATCGAGTTCTCCGGGGACGGCGGGGTGGCCCACGTCGAGTATAGCCCGCTCCTCGAACAGTTTTTCGATACGCCGGAAACCGACCAGAAGGAACAAGACTGGTCGTTCATCATCCAGGCCACTACGCCGACCGAGACGACCTTCTATGATTCCTCGGGCAGCACGAAGGCCACGCTGGCGCACCTCCCCGGCCTGTTTCATATCTATCTGGAGAATGTGGCGGGCAACCTCCGTGTGTTTGCTGACGTCGAAACGGGCGAGGGCACAAAGAACCTCACCAACTCGACCAACCTCTCGGCCAGCACTCAGTATATCTTCTCGGTCAACCGCTCGCCCGCCCGCGCTCGCCTGCGAGTGGACGGGGACGCGACGACCTCGACCGCCATCGTGGGCCTCGGCCCCGAACTGGACGAGGATACCCTCCCCGAACTGTTTATCGGGATGTACCGCGACGATACCCCCGGAACGTCGGGCGAGCAGTTCACCTACCCCTTCCGAGGCAAGGTGAAGGGGTGGGCCATGTGGGGCTCGAATACCCCGCTCGCGGCCTTCGCTTCTGGCCTGTCGGCGCTGGCGGAAATCCGCCCGGATGCTGCGATCATGTTCCATGACGCGACCCGGGCCACCGAGGATCGAGTGCCCGACCTCGGCAAGAACAACCTCACGGCCGCTCTGGAGATTCCGGCTTCGTCTGCCGGTGACGAGCAGGCTCCCCCGTTCTGGACGGATGGGCCGATCGACGACGGCGAGGTGGTCGCGGCGGGGCACTCGCTCCTTTTTGGGCAGTTCGGGCCGCTCGTCCCCTCGACAAGCGCCGAGCCCGCCCCCTACATCGAGCCGATGCTGAATGACCTCCTGGCGACCGACGCGGTGACCCTCCGCTTTGGTAACCGGGTGCTGCTTGCCTCGAACAACAAGGCATACGTCATCAACACCGACTCCAAGGCCATGCGCCCGCTCGGTGTTCCCAAGCCTACGGTGAAGCTCACGCCTATCCCGTCCGGCCCGGGCCTCCTGAACGGCGTGTGCGCCTACGGCTACCGGTGGCTCACCAAGGACGGGACGCGCGGCCCCCTCCTCCGCTTTGGCCCCTCGCTGTTTGAGAACGAGGCGGCCCGCATCGGCGGCGCGAGTAACGGCCTCGGCGCGGAATACGGCCAAACGGTCACTCCGGCGGACGGCCACTTTAGCACGGCCGACGACTACTCGGTCGGTGTCCACAACTCCGTCCCGGCCGGCAACTACTCGGTAGAGTCCCTCGTCCGCCTCGACCCCACCCTAGATGACCGGGATCTCCGAGAGGAAATCTGGGAGCGTGGCCTACTCGGGGACGACCAAGCCGGGGCCGACGCCCGACTGTGGGCGCAGATCAACGGTGTCGAGAACGGCACGGTGGACACTTCTGGTGACTTCACCGTCCAGTTCGCCTATGCGCTCGGGGCTGATCCCGCTAACGATGACGCGGAAACGCTGTTCACCATTGGGCGCGTAAACGACATGACGGGCCATGTAGCGGTTTCCGATCCCGATACCCTGACCAATGATATCGTTGTCTCGCTGTTCAACGACAACAGCGGCTCGGGGGACAATGAACTGGTCGTGTCCTACGGCAATACGCGCCACGAAACCATTTCGGGAGCCTACGTCTATACTATGACGTGGTTCAACAACGCGGCCGACAAGAAGCTCACCACCGGGAACTTCTACAACATCGTCTTGACCAAGGTGGGCGATCTGGTCGAGATGTGGGTCTACGAGCGGACGGCCGCCGGCGTAGAGACGTGGACGAAGCAGACCACCACGATCACCCTCTCCAACTTCATCGGGCGGCCTGGAGCGAACATCGGGATCGGCTGCTGCCGCTCGATCAACGAGCCGGGTATCTACCAGTCGGCGGGCACGAACATCCCGGACGGAAGCAACACGAAGCTCAAGGATGACCACACCCTTAGCCACTTCCGCCTCTGGGAGCGTGGCCTGAGCGACCTCCAAGTGCGCGAGACGAAGTATCGCTTTTTCGATCCGCTCCTCGACGCGAACATGCTGGTCGATCTGCTCCACGACATCCCGTTCGCTACCGACCGCCATTACGACACGACCAAGCAGGTGCGGGATCGTGTCCAGAACATCGACTACTGGATCAACCGGAAGGACAGGGATACGCGAGCCAACGGCGGCCACCAAGAGAACCGCCTCCGTGCTTCCTGCCCCTCCGTCTGGGACTTCGAGTACACGGCGTGGGCGCAAGTGATGCGTCCGACTTCCTCGACCGATGTGAGCACCTCCCCGTTCTACTGGGGATGGTCGCGCATCGGTAACGGTTCGCTCATCGCCGGCTCTGGCGACTCGCTTCTCTACAGCGAGTTCAATGAGCGGCTCGACCAGGGTAACAGCAATCCGCTCACGACGAACCGCCGCGCCTTCAACTGGGTCACCGCTAACTTCACGGCGACGGACGGCGCGAGCGGCACGATTGCGATCAACGACCTGTTCCTCAATGGACAGCGAAAGACCGGCGTGGCCGGCAACGCTGTGGCGCGGGATACGACGAGCGGGGCAAATGTCTGGGATTGTGATTACGGCACGTGGCGCGAGGGCGGCGACAACCAATACAAGACCGACCTGGCCGAAGTGCGTATGTGGGATACCCACAAGTACACCACCCCTGGCGACTTCAAGTGGATCACTACCCGCGTCCCTCAAGCGAACTGGTCGGAACTCGTCCACTACTACCGGATGCTCACGGGGGACGTGACCGCCGGGACGCCTAACACTATCGACAACAAGGGAACCTCGGTAGTCAGCCCGGATATCATGTCCTACACCAGCGCGGACGCTACGATCATCGCGCTGTCTGGACGCGATATTCCGGCCCCGCCCGGACAGTACATCTCTGCCTTCGAGCTTTGTCGCACGGAGTTCTTCCCTGTCGAGGATCCCCTGGATGACGAGGAAGTCCGGGAAGCGAAGCGCATCGTGCGGAATCAGCCGATGTTTGTCCTCGCTACGATCCCCGTGGGAGTGGCCTCCTACCGGGACAACATCCCTGACGCCGGCCTCGGAGCCATCGTGGACGAGGGTAGCGGCATCGCCCCCACCCACGTCAAGGGCGCATTCCTCTGGAACCAGCAACTCGGGCTGTTTGGCGACCCCCTGGAGGAACACGTCCTGTGGTTCGCAGAGTATGGTGAGCAGGGCATCGAGTCCTATCCGGTCTGGATGAAGTATCACGTAACCGCCCCCTCTGGCTCGGCCATCACCGCCGCGACCGAACTCGGCGGCCTCGCGCTCGTCATGGGCCGCGACTGGGCGATGTTCCTGGAGGGCAGCCCCTCGGCCACCCGCCCGGTGTCCCTCGGCGGCGGCATCGGCGCGGATAACGCCCGCTGCCTGACAACCCACGCCGGCCGCGCCTATTCCTTCAATGGGACGCTCTGGGAACTAGTGCCCGGACAAGAGCCCGTGGACTTCGGCCGCCCGATCCGTGATCTCCTCCCCTCGGTGGACAACTGCCGCCTCGCCGTCAGCGCGGCTCTCGCCTCGCTCATCGTGATCGACGAGTCCACGGGCGACAGCCTTCGCTACCACTTCCCCTCTAAGGAATGGACGCGCGAAACGCGGGAGATCCGGGGGACGACGGACGTGGACGGAAAGGCATGGTTCGTCCACACGACCGGGTTCGCCTCCTACCGCGACAAGACGACCTATGGCGATGAGGTCTACGCGGCGCAGGACGTGGACGACGCGGCTGAGACGACGACCACCTCCCAGAACATCAAGCTCACGGGTCTGACGACCAACATCCAGCAGCCCGACGATACTACGCGCTACTGGGACTACAAGGGCCAGCGCGTCCTCGTCGTGGACGGCAGTAACAGGGATACCGGGGTCGTGGACTACTCCGATGCGAACGGCATCATCCTGGAGTCCGCCCTGAGCTTCACCCCCAATGAGGGGGCTCTCGTCTACTTCGGAGTGGACGACAACTACACCTTCCTCGACACCGGCCCGGACAACCTGACCGAGGGCGGCGCGGAAGCCGTCCGCCTCAAGGATGTCGATCTGTCCGCGATCTCGGGAACCTGGGAGGTGTCCCATGAGAGCAAGGACGACCCCGGCGACCCGGCCAGCCTCTCCGGCCTGGACAACTACCAGTCCTCGTTCCCGACCACGGTGGGAACACGGGCGCGGTTCCATCGGATCGTGGCGCGGGCTTGCGCTCCGGCAGCAAATCGTGTAGGATACATCTCTGCGGAAATCAGCCCCCTACAAGGGGATAGGACTGGAGGTGTAAATGCCTAAGCCCAACCACTTCGACCGCGACGGCCTGCCGCTCAATGGCGCAGACTGGGACGGGGCCGTTGTGCTTCGTGGCAAGGCTATGTCTGACGGCGGGGGAGTGGTCGAGAACCCCAGAAAGGGGCGACCGCTCCGCATCGTGGGACAACTCGCAGGAAATAGCGAAATCGACCGCAGGGCCACCCGCCCCGGCGCGAAAGACATTGTGTTCAATACCGACGCTGCCCCTGGTAGCGACTTCGCCGTACTAGCGAGGTGGGACTGATGACCGACTACATGCGACAATCGAAGTTTCTGGGCCGCCAACAACTCCAGAGCGTCCAGGGTGCGGCCACCTCTCAGGCGATGCTCCTGCGGCAGATCGACGATCTGGAGACGCAGGACGACCTCGACCCGATCCTCAGCGCAGGAGTGACCCAGGCGATCCGCTCGCAGATCGCCACCACGGATGTCCAGGCCCGACAGCAGGCCGGGCTCGGTGGGCGAGTGAACCCCTACGCCGCGCTCGGTGCGCTTAGTCAGGGGCTCCTCCAGCGCGAGCAGATGCGGGTGAAGAACCAGCTCGCACGACAGAGCATGATTCAGCAGCAAACCGGGATCCTCGTCCAGCAGACGCAGGCAGGCTTCAAGGGAGCCCCGATCGACGCGCTCATCTCGGCTGATGCGACTATCCGCGCTGCGGAAATCCAGGCCGCCTCGATGAAGCGGAACGAGTGGCTTAGTGCGGCGGCGGGTGTTGCGGGCGGCCTTATGAGTAGTGGGTTCGGTACTGCGCTCGGCGCGGCGATCTTCTAGAGGTAAGGGAGAATACGATGGCAGAAGAAAAGGACACCTCCCCGAACCTCGGCAAGGCTTTCCTCGCCTCGCTTCCCGCTGCGCTCGCGGGCGGCGTGATCGGCTACGCGGACGCCGTAAACAAGACGAATACCCTCCCGCAGTACCTCCAACAACTCGCCGCACAGGACGAACGCCGGCGTAAGAAGGAGGAAGCGGACACCGAACGGCAGGAAGGACTCGACCGCGCCATCCAACGGGCGAACTCCAATCCGCTCACCAAGGCCGCCTTCGACGAGATGGGCGGCGCGGAAGCCTTCGCTGGGGCATCGGGGAGTGAACTGGACGCGGCCCTCGGGAACCGCCTGAACACCCAGGAGAAGGTGCGTACCGAGGAGGAGGCCAACCTGCTCGCGGAGGCCCAGGTTCAGCGGCTCTTGGAGGATGATAAGGTCGGGGGCCCCATGAGTACCCTGATGCGCGAGAACCCCGACCTGCCCGTAAAGGTGCGCGCGGCTCTTGGCCTCCAAATGGAGCAACAGTACTACGAGAAGGAGGATCGGGAGGTTCGGGCGCAAGAACGACAGCAGAAGGCCAACGACCGCAGAACGGAGGCAGTACTCCGCGCGACCACCGCCGAGGAACTCAACATCGCGGTCAACGGGCTCACCCCCGAGGAGGCCAGCGACCGCGCGTTCCGAGCGGCTTATATGGCGCAGAACCGTACGATCAAGCAGGACACTCTCCGCAAGGCTCTCGCCGGTGGTGTCGAGGAACTGTCGGGTGTTCCAGGACTCATCAAGCAGGTGGAAGGTAGCTCTGCTATCGTCAACCAGGCCATCGCGCCGTACCAGCCGAACTACACCGCGATCATCAACGCGGTAACCGACGACCCTGAAATCACGGCGCTCCAGAAGAAGATCGGAGAAAAGACTCTCGAAGATGTCCTCCTGGAGGATCCGGCCCTCTACGCCGATATCCAGCGGCTCTCCCCTGATGCGGTGCGGTCTAAACTTGATAGGGAAACCGCCCAGAAGGAGGAACAGACGGTTGGGGAACTCCATACGGCTTATGTCACCCGCCTGGGTAACTCTTTCGGCGGTAGCCCGGAGGCTTTCGATGCGGGCAAGTTCGCGCGGGCCAAGCCGAAGGAAGTGATGAACACGGACGGGACGCTCACTCCGCGTGGGCGCAACCTGTTCATCGAGGATCTCGCCACCGACTTTGCGCGGAGGAGCGTGAATCCCTACACGGACACCCGCCGGCTCAACGCGCTCCTCGGCGCTGGAACAGCCACCGAAATCTACGAGATGATGAGCGAGCGTATGCCCGGCCCCACGCCGTCGCCGGCGGAGTCGGCCGCGCTCGTCGATCGGGCCGATGTTTCCCAGACGCTTGATCTCGCTTCTGCCATTGACTCCGCTGTTGGCGGCGTAGGGAGGGAAGAAGTGAAGATCAGGAGGGGGCGGTGGCCTACCTCGTCACCCGAACGTGTGCCTGGACTAGGCAGCCCCAAGGTCATGGTACGGGAGAGGGATAATGCGGGTGAACTGAGTTCCGCTGGCCCGGAAGGAAAGGCCGCGCGGCGTAGACTCATCGAGGATGCGCAGGAACTTGCTACCAAACTACCCTTACTCGAACAGGAAACCAGGGCTTACAATAATATGGGCGAGTGGGGCCGCATCGGTTTGGCGATCCAAAACGGGCCGGTCGCCCGGTTCCTCGGAGTCAAGTCCGGCGGGCCCATGCCCCAACACTACGGGCCTAATATCGTCAGGGCGCGGTGGTATCTTGCCCTGAAAGATCGCGGGGAAGTTGATACCTTCATCGAAAATGGAACCTATAGCCGTGCGGCAGCGGTTGTCGTTAGACAAGAGGAACGCCCCTTGGCAGCGGACGCGGTGGTCGGACAGCTCGCCGCTGTGATGGTCGAACCCTCCATTGAGGAGGAGGCCGTTATTGCGCAGGCTGCTACCGCCAAGCGGCTCGAAGATGAACTCGGGGCACTCAGCGAAGCGGCCCCGCAAGTCATTCGTGACCAGAAAACCTCCGAACTGACCCGCGCCAACCTCCAACTCCAGAAGCTCGAAGCGCGGCAGAAGGCCCAGACCGAAACCCGCCCGATCCTCCGGCAGCTCATTGACGAGGACTGGTTGAGCGGATCGGCGGAAGAACTGGCGGAGCGACTCCAGGGCAAGTTCGTCAAGCAGGGCTTCAACCTCGACAACTTCCAGGAAGTCATCGCCACCGACCTCGGGGAGGACTACTCCGAACTGGACTACGGCGACAAGCTGCTCCGCATCGCTACCATCTGGCGCACCCGGAAGGATCAGTTCTCGCAAGGGGCCGACCCCCAGGCGGCGAGCCGGAGTGCCCAAGCCGAGGCTACCGCTGACGAGTTCGAGCGCCTCGCAAACATCTATATCAAGGCCACCGAGGACTTGGAGGAGTTGGGTGTCGAACGCCTCAACAGCCTCTACCCGCGTTCGATGTGGGCGTGGGACGGGAAGGATGCCAGTCAACTCGTCCACCAGTTCATCAAGGAAACGCGCAACCGGATCAACTAGGCCAATGGACAGCACCTTCAACCGCGTCATCAACAGCACCTTCGGGCTGCCCCAACAACTCGTCTGGAGAATCTGGCGGGCGCTCAAGGAGGAAGATGTCGATCTGTTCAGCAAGGAGGGGCTCCTCGACCCCGCGCTTACGCCCGTGCTGGGTATGGCCTTCTCCCATGCCAACGACGTCGAGCCCGAGGAGATGTTTGGGGAGAATGTATGGGCGCAACTCGGCGGCTCGGTGGTGACCGATCCGCTGTCCTTCCTTTTCTCTGCGCCCACCCTCGCCGCGAAGGGGGCACACGCCGCCACCAAGATCGCCCGCTCCGGTCGCCTGGCCGAGTTCGCCTCCACCGAGGCCGGTGTCGGGCGTATGCTCTACGGCGACTTCAAGGATGCCGCGCAGAAGGCCGCAGCGAAGATCAGCAACCCGAAGGCCAGCCGGAAGTTCCAGGCGCTCATCGACGCGCTGCCGAGCGACCCGAACATCAACACCGTGGCCGACCTGATGAAGCGCGGACGCGACCACGACCTACTCGTCGGTGCGCCCCTCATCGGCAAGGCCACCGGGCTCTCGATCCGCGTCCCCACCTACGCGAACTCCTGGTTCGAGATGCTCCACAGCGGCAACAAGAAGCTCGTTGGGATGGCGGCCTCCCTCGCCAAGCCGATGCGAGCAATCCCGGGAGTGGCCGATATGTTCGATTCGCTCGCTTCCGCCGGCCGTGCGATCTCGCAGGGCAGGAGCGCGGCGACCTTCGCGCCCGTGGTCGGGGCACTCCCCGATGCCCTCGGGCACTTCCTCACGCCCGAGATGGCCTCGCACGTCATCACCAACTCCACGGATCTCGGTGCGCGACTCCTGCCCCGCCGGGCGAAAATGGCTTCTCTGTTCGCCAAGGCGCAAGCGCAAGGCAAGACCAATGAGCAGGCTCTCGCCATCGCGCTCGGTATCCGGCCCACCGAGAAGGGGCTGGCCCGGGCGCGCGAACTCTACGGCTCGATCCTCGATCCCACGGGAACCCTCTCACAAGAGATCAGAATCCCGCAGACCGCCGCCGAACTGGAGAAGAACACCGGACTGTTCTACGGCGCAATCCAACAGGCCCAGGCCGCGATCTCCGGGGCCGAGGCCGCCGTGGTCGGCGGATTCAGCAAGGACGCGCTCCAGTTCCCCGGCCTGTTCAAGTTGAGCAAGTCGGTCACCTCGGGTCTGCGCCGCCGCTTCATCTCTGACCTGAACCTCAAGGGTGATGCGATCCAAGCCGCCGAGCGGACGCGCAAGATCCACCAGAACAGCATCCTCCAGGGCGCAGAACAGGTCACCCGCGACCTCCAGGAGGGTGTCCGGGCCGCAGCCGATCAGCTCGGTGTCCGCCCCGAACTCGTCCACGGCCTCATGGCCTCGTTCGCAGAACTGGATCCTGCCGCCGACGAGGTGATCGAACACCTCCGTCACATGGGCGGGAACAGCAAGGACGCGCTCGCCAGCCTGAACGCCCTTACCGATCAACTCGTCAGCCGCGCGCCGGCCACCCTGGAGCAAGCGAAACTCCAGATCCGCAACGCGCTCAAGGGCGAGGGGGTGACCGAGCAGGGCCACGCCTTCCTCCAGCGGCTCCTCGACGATATCGAGGCCACCGTCCGGGGCAGCCCCTTCGATGAGAAGGTTCCCTTCGTCCCGCAAGCCCTGGACGCGGAGAAGGTGACCACCGGCGGTGTCGAGTTCACGCGCCCCGTCGATCTCCTGCGCCCGTGGCGGCACAACATGGTGTCCGGTGGCAAGCGGGTGAAGGGCCGGCGCGTCGGCTCCATGACCAATACGGAGATCATGGAGGCCCAGGTCGATCTGGAGAAGCGGCTTGCCAAGCAGGATACCCCGATTGAGGGCACGCTTTACCACGTCTCCCCCTATGAGTTCGAGGAGTTCAAGCTGAGTGAGGTGGGCTCCGGCGAAGGGGCGCAGAAGTTCGGGCACGGCCTTTACTTCACCGATAGCTCCAAGGTAAAGGATTTCTACGAAGAAACACTAGGCGAGGTCGCCTACTCTTGGACACGGGGCGGGAAGAGTAGTGCTACGGATTTTGTTCCTGATCCGCAAAGTGCTAAGGTTCTCGCTCATCCGATGGGGGACTACTCTCCAACCATTGTCAAGGATAGGGAGGGACTCTGGGCGGTCTATCTTCCTGTTGATGATCTAGAGGATCCTACTCGGATCAAGTTGCCTGATGGGCTATCTGTAGACGATATTGAGAGGCGACTCATGGAAGGGGAGGATGTAGGTAACTACTATCCCTTTGGAGAGCCACAAAAAATCAAGCGGCCTACCTACGAATATAACGTCGATCTGGCCCCTTCACAGGAGGAATATCTCCATTGGGAGAAGGGGTTTAGCGAACAATCCGACCTGGTGAAGGCCGCACTTACAAGACTCGGTATCGAGGAGCGAAAAGGACAAAAGGGTGAGAATATCTACAAAGTGCTTACGAAGCGGTTTGGCTCGCAGTCGGCCGCTAGTGAGGCGCTCCTGAAACAGGGTGTACGCGGGAATAAGTATTACACCGGCTATACCCGAAAGGCCTTAGCCGAAGGTGTGGATACTGAACTACGCTACAACTATGTCGTGTTCAACGACAAGGACATCAAGGTTCGGCGCGGCCCCAAGACCGGCCGCGTGAAGGAGTCCACCCG